ATCACTTATGATGTAATCGAGTGTCAGCCAAACTTTTGCGTGGTAAAAGCCAATGCAGATGCGAGTGGCAACACTATCCAAACATTCGGTTCGGCATTAAAAGGTACAACAAGTCGAGACGGAAATTGTAACACATTTTATGTAATGGAAATGGCTGAAAAAAGAGCCATGAGTAGAGCGGTCCTTAAATTAACTGGTTTCTACGAACTCGGTGTGTTTGGCGAAGATGAAAGCGAAGATTTTAAAAGAAAGGATGCGTCATGGAAGAAATAAAAAAACAAGAAATACTTGCAAAACTAGCAAGTGACGAGAACTATTATGGCGAATACGGAAGACAATTTCTTTCTAATTCAGACATCGGAACACTAATAAACAACCCTAGGGGTTTTTTAGAGCCAAGAGAGGATAATATTAATCTAATGTATGGCAGAGCATTCCACGAGTTAATTATGTTCGGAGAAACTCAGTATAGTAACTTTGTAGATGCTTCCACAAGAACAACAAAGATATATAAAGAGGCTTCTGAAGAAGCTGGTGGATTATTGTTCCTAAAAAAAGAATGGGAAGACCTTAACTTGTTAGTTGATACTGCTATAAAAAACAAGATTGTTTCTGATGTATTAAACAACAAAAGCAACTCATACGAAATTCCCAATTTGGGAAATTTAGGAAATGACGATGTGACTTGGAAATGTAAAGCAGACATCTTATCTGATGAATACATTATTGACATCAAGACATCAAGTTCTATTGGCGGGTTTAAGTATAGTAGTAAATCGTATAATTACGATAGTCAAGCATATATTTACTCAAGCTTATTTCAAAAACCAATGAAGTTTCTAGTCATAGAAAAAGGAACTGGGTGTGTCGGGGTTTTTAATGTTTCAGATGAAGCCTACCTCAATGGACAAGAAAAAGTAACGAAAGCCGAAGAAAATTACCTTAAATATTTCGTGAATAAGAAGGAAAGACTCGAAAACTTTACTATTTATGGCGAAATATAATAAACAGGACAAGATTGCTGAATTAGCAGACATTGTCCGTATTGCAATAACTATATTAACTTTAATTTTAATTTTTTAATTATGTCTACACTTATCAATGCGTCAATCAAAACTTCAGAATTGAAAAAAATTGACAAAAACAAAATCATTAAAGGAGAAAAAGATAGCTATATTCCTATCACTATTTCCATAAATGATGAATCACGATACGGGAAAAACGTATCAATTACAATTGCTCAAGACCAAGACGAGAGAGCCAACAACGCAACAAAGCAATACCTTGGGAATGGCTCTGTCATTTGGACAGACGGCAAAGTTGTGAAAGGACAAAAGGAAGAATCTAATCAAGGTGGTGGATTTGAGCTAATACAAGCCAAATCAATCAACAATGATGACATGGATGACCTTCCATTTTAATTAACTTAAATTCCCACCCTTCGGGGTGGGGTTTTAAATCCAATCTTAAATATGAATACACCAGAAAAATATAAACACTTAGAAATTATAGCAAAAATAATTGCAGAAAAAAGCGATAAAACCCCAGAGTTTATTTTTCTTGACACTAGAGTTAGGCAAATAGCAGATTTACGAGCAACATTTTTCTTTTTTGCAAAGCGTTATAGTCCACTTTCCCTTGACGATATAGGCAGATTTTCTGTGCACATGGGAAGACCAAGACAACATGACCATGCGACTGTGCTTTACAACATAAAAAAGGTAAAAGAGATAATGTCAATAGATAAAGGGTTTGCTAAATACATTTCGGAACTAAATAACGAAATAAAATTCTATGTTGATTATGACCGATATTGGTATGATGAAAAAGCAACCCTTAAAAAAGAAATTGTCAGCAAAATATACTCAATGGAGGCCATAGATGCCGTTTCTGAATTAAATCAAGTAGTAAATATTATATATGAAAACAATGATATTTTGAGTATACTGGCAGTAAACGCTCAAAATGAACTCATAAAAAAACAAGAAAGAATAGAAAATGAAGGGTTACATCAAACTACATCGGAGGATACTGGATTGGGAGTGGTATAAAGACTCTAATACCAAAAACATATTCATACACTTATTATTAAATGCCTGTTACGACGATTGCAGGTTCATGGGAAAATCAGTAGAGCGAGGAGAATATATAACCTCGCTATCAAGAATTTCCTCTGACCTAGACATACCTGTTCGTCAAGTCAGAACTGCATTGAAAAGACTTCAGCAAACAGGAGAAATCGACACGCAGACGACAAACAAGTATACAAGGATAACTATCTGTAACTATGAGAGTTATCAAATAGAAGAGCGTAAATCAAAGCCTAAAGCGACACGCAAGAGACAAACTAATGACAAGCAAACGACAGACATAAGTAAGAATATAACAAAACAAGAAAATAAGAATAATATTTTTTATCAATCTTGCTTGAACGATACCTCTTGGTCTGAAGTAGTGTGTATGCAAAACCAACTCACAAAAAACGCTTTGAATAAATTACTTGATGCCTTTCACAATCATCTCATCATGACAGACGAGAAAAAGACTACAATTCGTGAATTTAAATCTCATTTTGTCAATTGGCTCAAGTATAACAAAAACGTTACAATTAAGGACAATGGGCCTTACCGATGGAAGTGGAAAGGACAAGTAATTAAAAGCGGCTCTTTTGAAGATTTAGAGAAAGATAAAAGTTTTTTCGATAAGCCTGGGTTTGAATTTAAAATAATATCAGATGCAAGATAACGAATACAAAATAAAAGACTACAACATATATAAGTTAGACACAAGAGCAAAAAAATCAACGTGTCCTGTTTGTTCAGAAGGCAGAAAAAAGAAATCACAAAAATGTCTTATGCTTGATTGGGAGCGTGGATTAGGAACTTGTCAGCATTGTGGAGAGGTTTTACAACTTCATACATATGAAAAGGAAACGCAAACGAACCATACATATACAAAGCCTTATGTAAAGAAAACGCAAAATTCTTTACATATAAAAATTATTGATTGGTTTAAAACAAGAGCTATTTCAAACGACACTTTAAGTAAAATGAATATAACACAGGGTGTTGAGTTTATGCCTCAAGTTGGCAAAGAAGTAAATGTAATAATGTTTAATTACTTCGTTAATGGAATACTAACCAATATTAAATACAGAGATTCTCAAAAGAATTTTAAGCTGCATAAAGGCGCTCAAAAGACATTTTACAATATAGACTCAATTAAAGGGCAAGACGAATGTGTGGTTGTAGAGGGTGAAATTGATGCACTATCTTTTGTTGAAGCTGGATATGATAATGTCGTTAGTGTTCCAAATGGATTCACATCAAAAGGGCAAGTAAATCTAGATTACTTAAACGACTTTTACGAGTACTTTGAAGGTAAAACCAAAATATACCTATGCGTAGATAATGATGAGGCAGGGGAAAATGGCAAGAAAGAGTTGATACGACGATTTGGGTCAGAAAAAGTATGGATATGTGATTTAAAAGATTGTAAAGACGCAAACGAGTACTTAATTAAGCACGGAAAAGAAAGTCTATTGTCGGTCATACAAAAATCAATTCCCTGCCCAATAGAAAACGTATTGCGTGTTTCTGACATGGAGTCTGACCTAGATGAGTTTTATAAAAATGGAGTTAAAAATGGATATAAAATTGGTCTAGACTCATTTGATGGGATATTCTCTACATACACCAAACAATTTATAGTTGTTACAGGATTCCCATCTAGTGGTAAATCAGATTTTGTAGACCAAATGACCATAGGGTACAACATGATGTATGGTTGGAAAACAGCGTATGCCTCAACAGAAAATTACCCACAATACCTCCACGTAGATAAGCTTGTGCGTAAATTATATGGTAGCACACCAAAATATGAGGAAACCAAGCAAAAAAACTGGAAAGACTGTATTGAGCATATCAATAAAAACTTCTTTTTTATAGACTACGAAGATGGGTTTGACTTAGACAGAGTTCTTAAAAAAGGAGAGGAGTTGGTTAAAAGAATAGGCATCAGATGTTTGGTTATTGACCCATACAACAAGATAAGAGACAAGGAAAACCTCAACATGAGCATAACAGACTACACTAATACATACTTAAACAAAATAGATGCGTTTTGCAAAAAACACGATGTAGTATGTATACTAGTTGCACACCCAACCAAGCCTCAAAGCGACAAGGGAAAGCTTATAGAGCCAACATTTTATGATGTGAAGGGCGGGGGCGAGTTTTATGATATGAGTCCACATGGTATTTTGGTTCATCGTGATTACGAAAATGCGACTGTAAAAATAAAGGTTTTAAAGGTAAAGTTTGCAAACCTAGGAGAAAATCAAGCACATGTAGATTATTGTTGGAATGTAAACAATGGTCGATACTCTGAAATAAGAGACGGAAGCCCTGTTTGGGACAATACAAATTGGATGGATAAAAAAAACAATCCATTTGAAATAACTAAAACACTAGACTTGGAATTTGAACAATTAAATTTATAGTATGAAAACAATTATTTTAGGAATTATGGTTGTGGCAACAATATATCATGCCGACCCAAAGCAATGTAATGCTGATTATTTGACTACAGCATCTCTGAAAAAAATTAATTCACAATCACCTGGCTCTCACAGATGGATAGCCGTTTCAAGGGACCTAGAAAAACATGGGTTTGTTTTTGGAACAAAAGTATGCGTAGAAGGCGCAGGAGAAATGGATGGTATTTGGACAGTAGAAGACAGAATGAACAAACGATGGAAAAACCGCATAGACTTCTTGGTTGATTACGACATTAAAAGAGGAAAATGGAATAATGTTAAAATATACTTAGTTGATGAGCTTAATCAGAAACAGTAAAGAAGTTGTAATAGCAATAGACTTTACAGGAGTTCAGCACGGCGCCGTACATCCATCTGATATAGACGCTGTTTTAGAGTTTGATAATGACATTTTGATTCTGATTGAGGTCAAAAAAATAGGGAACGAAATACCTTTAGGGCAAAAACTCCTTCTAGAAAGGATATCCTTGTCTTGGAGAACAAAAAAAAGCGTAGTATTAAAAGTTGAGTATGAAGACATATACCCAATAGACAAGAATATACCTCTAGAGGCTTGTTTTGTTACAGAATACTTCCATCGTTGCATATGGACCAAAACAAAGAATCCGTATAAGCTAATAAGCTTTTTAAACTATTTAGGAGACCGATGGGAAAACAAAAAATGCAGGTTTTAGAAAACATAAGCGAAGCAATGAGTATTTGCTTTAAAAACAACGTGAAAGTTTACCCAATTGTTTTTGACCAAAACCATTTAAAGGTTGAGGTTAATTATAACGGAAGAAAGAAACAAACTGAAGCAAAATATAATTGGAAAACACAGCAAAAAGAATTACAAAACAAAATAAAAGAGCTATATGAAGCGTCTGCCAAAAAGATACAAAGTAGGGGATAGAGAGTTTTTGTTTGATTTAAAGTCATTACAATACTCATTTAACACATACAGAAAGTATACTGACGAAGAATTTATAGATAATATAGTAGATATACTACACTTTGCAACATATGTGTGTTGGTTAAAAGAAATACCTAGCGACGAGTGTCTTGCAGATGATGGAATTATACATGAGCTAATACATTGTCTAAAAAGCTCAACAAGAAATCATACCGATTTAAAAAGAATTAGGAAAAATTTTAACAAAACTTTGACTATTTAAATTTTTTTTTATACATTTACTAACAATAATTTAGCAAATGTTTGACTCTATAGTAGAAAGCGTTAAAAATAAGTACACAGACAGAAGTATTCGTGGTATTGAAAAATACAACACAACGCTTGACGATAATACAACAGATGACTTCTTACAACACCTTCAAGAAGAGCTTATGGATGCTACTTTGTATATAGAAAAGCAGCTATCTATAAAAGACCCTAAGCTTGACATGGTTCGTCAGTTTAATAAAACATACGACATCAAAACAGAAAAGAATCCTTCTACAATAGATGAAGATTCTTATAAACTTAGGTATAATTTAATTCTTGAAGAGCTTAATGAGTATCTTGAGGCGTGTAAAAACGAAGATATTGTTGAGGTGGCTGATGCTATCGTAGACATGATGTATATATTGTATGGATTTGTTTTAGCGCATGGGCTGTCAAATGTAATATTTGACATGTTCGAGGAAGTGCATAAATCAAACATGAGTAAACTAGAAAACGGTAAGGTTTTACGAAGAACTGATGGCAAAATAATGAAGGGTTCAGAGTATTTTAAGCCAAACCTTAAACAATTTTTATAATATGGAAGACGTAACAAAGTTTATAGAAAAGACTTTAGGGTATAAAACCTGGAGTGAAAGAAAAAAAATAGACGCATTATTGGAATATGATTGCAATCTGTATGCCAATCTTGGGTCTGATTCAACTAAAACCGAAAGAAGCCTCGCCAAAAAAACTTCACGAGCTCTATACAGAGCAATAAAGAGTATTAACAAGCAAGAAGGAGAGAAGTTCTTATGGCATATGGATTCTGATTAAAATATGGCCTTATCATCTCGTCAAAAATATTTGTCAACCACATTTGACCGAATGCATGAAAAATTAAATGATGCATACGAGCATGTCTTTGACGGTGAGTTTGAAGAGTGTAAAAATACCGTGAACTCTTTAATTTATGACCTACGCCAGTTAAAAAAGTCAATGCAACCATGAAAAAAAGAGTTTACATTACACAAGACGAAGGCAACGCTCTTGGTATAAAGCCAAAAAAACCACAACCAGGAAGAACAAAGTTCAGGGTTTTTTTAGACCAACAGGAACAACTAGAGCTAAATAAGGTAAGACATAGCGGAGTTTACGAGTATTGTCAGCAAAGGGGAATAGATTTTTCTTCTGTGAAAGAGTACTGGGACAAGACAAAAGAATACTCTGTAAAAGTAAGGCCAGATGTAATTTCTTACAACGATATATCTAAACAGATTATCGAGGAGATGGATAATCACTCCCCATCGTACCACCCAATAGAAAGACAAAAACAAACTAACCCACACCTTCTTGTATTAGACCCAGCAGATGTACATATCGGTAAATTAGCAACAAGCTTTGAAACAGGGGAGGATTACAACCAGCAGATAGCCGTAAAAAGAGTGAAGCAAGGAATAAAAGGAATATTAAGTAAGGCTTCTGGATTTAATATTGAGAAAATATTATTAATTATTGGTAATGATATACTGCACATCGATACGCCACGAAGAACCACTACAAGCGGAACTCCACAGGATACAGATGGTATGTGGTATGAAAACTTCTTGAACGCTAAAAAACTTTATGTAGATGTAATAGAAAGTCTTTTGTCCGTATCAAATGTTCATGTAACTTACAATCCATCGAATCACGATTATACAAATGGATTCTTTCTGGCTGATGTGATATCATCTTGGTTTAGAAAGTGCGAAAACGTAACATTTGATACCAGCATAAAGCATAGAAAGTATTTTAGCTATGGAGAAAATCTAATAGGCACTACACATGGAGATGGCGCAAAAGTTCAAGATTTACCACTACTAATGGCTGTTGAAGCTAATAAAGAATGGAGTAAATCAAAGCACAGATATGTGTATACGCATCATGTTCATCATAAGAACGCAAAAGATTATGCAGGGGTTACGGTAGAAAGTTTACGAAGCCCATCTGGAACAGATTCTTGGCATCACAGAAATGGATACCAACACAATCCGAAAGCAGTAGAAGGGTTTTTGCATCACCCTAAATTCGGACAAGTAGCAAGATTAACACATATATTTTAATACAATGATTATAGACGACAAAACAACAGAAAAAATCGACAACAAGGTAAAAGATGGTAAAATGAAAAAAGGCTTTTGGGCTGGATTGGTTTCTTTCTTTTTAGCCAAAATTTCTCATCTTCTTATTACATTTGCTATTGGGCTTTGGTTTGGGTTATTTATGCAGCCACTTGGAGAGATAAGTTGGGCAATTATAAAATTTATTGATAGCCCTGTCGTTGGTTTAATTTATTTAATTTTTATTACACGCTGGATTTACTTTAAATTAACGAGATAGTTATGGATTGGTATATGCTTTCTTTTACGTTTAGATGGCCTCATGAGGGAATGGTTGTAGGGTTTGAGATATTTGACCCGTCTGATGAGCAACCTTATAGCACGATACGTTTTCACTTTTTGTTGGTAACTTTAAATTTTGAATTTGGTAATGGAGACCAGCCTTTTATATAATTTTTATTATATTTGTATAAGCAAAGATTGCTAAAAGTAAAACTAGCCAACGAAATACCTTTAGTCATCTATTCTTTGTTTTGTTTTCATATAATTAAAACCCTCAGAAACTGCCAAAAAGTCTGAGGGTTTTTTCGTTAAATTTGTTTATGAATCTTCGTAAAAAAATATTTGTAAACAAAGAACTTTCCGATGCCGAGACTATGTTTGTTAAAAGCGTACTCAAGGATATAGATTTAGAGAGTTATTTAAAAGACTCGTTTATCTATGTATGTGTATATGAAAATGGAATTTTGGAAATATCGACAGTAAAAGACACATATATAAAATTAGTGTCTGAAGAATTAAATGTAAGTAGTAAAATGGCAATGCAATATTTAAAACATAAAGTAGAAATAGAGCAGGGTTTAAATAAAATTCTGTATTGGTGTAACATAAATAATATAAAAAAATACGTTCCCGTTGTTAGCGACAATGGAGTAGATGTTGAATACGCTAATTTTAACGTATATGCAGAAGGAGTTCCAGAAGCTGTAAACGCATTGAGCAATATGTACTACGATGATTACATGTATTTAGAAGATGTAGATGAAGAAGTATAGACAAAAAAGGCAAATAACCAGGTCTAAAAAAACAAAAATAGACGGCATAGAATTTCAGTCTAAGCTAGAGTCCCATATGTATTTACTGCTAAAAGCAAATAAAATACCCGCTGGATATGAGGCGCAAAAGTTCACAATCATCGATGGATTTGAGTCAAACTTTTCTTCTTATGAAAAAACCCCAACCAAAAAATATTTACACGACAGGGGACATAAAAAAACACTACCAATAACGTACACGCCAGATTTTGTGGATTTTGAAAACCCTCCAAGGTTTATTATAGAGTGCAAGGGAAATCCAAACGAAAGATTTCCAATCGTATGGAAGTTGTTTAAAAGATATATTTCCATAAAAGGCTGGACTACAGACCTTTTTATGCCTAGAAACCAAACAGATTGTCAAGATGTTATAAATATAATCAAGAACAAATATTATTCTTGACCATAAACTTTTGCTCTTTTTATCTCCTCAACCTTGTCTATTGCATAATTTCTAGCCTCTTTATCCATATTCTTCTTTTCGTCTTCCCACCATTTATCAAAATTATGTGGGTCTACAGTTTCTCCTTTTTCAGATAATTTTTCTAGATAAAATTGAACAAAAGCACTGTTTATTCCTTTTACAGTTGGAGCTCCTTTTGTGAATTTTTCTTCAATGGTTCTCTCCAATTTATTTAAAATCTTGTTAAAATCACCTTTAGGACCAGGAATGCTAAGATTTAACCATCTACCCCAATACAATATTTTTATTGCCTGGTCAAGTTTTTGCTGCATAACATCGTTATCTGCTCTTACATACTCTATAATTTCTCCACTACCAGTCTGTCTTATTCCTTTTGAGAACACTCTATCGTTATACAATCTTCTTGCAATCAAAAGTTTATCAACTGATTCAAAAGCAATTCCAAGCATCCCAGAGTTTTCTTTAAGAGCTAATAACATGCCATCTGTGTCCTTCGTGGCTTTTTCTAAATCTTTTGATATGTAGTCAGGAATTACTTCTTCTCCAAAAAGCTCATTAACCACAACACCTGCAATATCTATTAACGGGTCCCCAATAGCAAATGGCTGTAAAGTCTTCATGGCATCAGCGCTAGCCTGAATAATTACATTTGGCATAGTGCCTAATGTGTTTTTTTGCTCAAATTCGTAAGCGTATTTATAAAGCTCTAAAACATCTGCTTCAAACCCAGAGGCAGACTCTTGCATTGACAATTTAAATTGTTCCAATGTTTTAGCCTCTGAGCGTGGTAATGTTTCTAAAAGCTCTTTATATTCTGGACTTTCTACTGGAAGAAGAAAATCATTAATAAGCTGAGTCATACCACCATATCTTCTAACATCCTCTTCGTCTCCACCTAATAACAGGAAAAACCCAGCACTAATACCCGTCATAGCGGCATAATTAGAAGCGTTTTTTATGCCCTGAAACGTCATAACCTCAGACATAATACCTCTTAATCTTCGTCTAGCTTCTTCTTTTTCAACTTCTGGAAGATTAGGGTCTGCTAACCTAGCCATTTGATTCGCAGCGTTTGCTTTTGCATTCATTTGAAATTTACCCCAAGCAAACATAGTTCTTTGAGATGCTTTGGTCATAGAAGAAGCGTCTTTTGAATAAAATTCAGCTTCAGATGTGGGGTCTGTTTGTCTCATTGTTTCAGCAACTCTTCTGTCGGCATATTGTATCGCTTCTATGTTCGGATTTTCATTTTCCTTAGCCCACCAAGAATCAACGTCTTTGGGTATTATAGCACCCTGGTCTATTCTGTTCTGTAAATAATGAGCTTCAAAAGATGCATTTGCCGCAGCTCTATCGGCACTAGCAAGGAAAAACTCCAAGCTCAATTCATTAATCTTGTTTATTGTATCTAAAAATCCATCAAGAGTATATTTAAGTCCTGGCTTAAAAGTATTTTTTCCAAAATCTTCACTTAAATTAAATCTAGAAATATAATAACTCAAAGGAAGTGTTTTTTTACTGTCTATTGCAAATTCTGCTTTTAATGAATTACGAAGTCCAGTTCTAGATTGATTGTATATGTTTTGTAAGTTTCCTCCATTTACAAGATTAGAGAAAAATTGTTTAAAACGACCTCCGCTAACTTTCTGCCCATTCCCAGACTCAGCCAAACCAATCATAAATCTAGCTCCAGCCCAATTAACATGGTTTTTAGCCCTTTTGTCGGTAAGCATTGGATAAGTGCCAGATAATGCACTATAAAACTGAGATGCTGGCTGATTTAATCTAGCTAAACCAAGCGCTGAAACTGAAGAATATGCTGTTTGCATAAATTTAGAGTTGGTAGAAAGCAGTGTTGTTGGTAAATCACCAAAATCGACATTAGCATTCTGCCCCTCTGTAATCAGTCCATTAAAAACATCTAATCGAGAGCCAAAATATTTTTTAACCATTTCATATTCCTGCTCATTGGTGAACAAGTTGCGGAAATTTTGACTGTTAACCATAGAATTTAATGTTTCAAAATCACCTCTCGCATTAATATCTATTAAAGCACCTCTTAATTGACCATATGCTCTACCCATGTAGTCTCCAAAAGAAATTCTTGAGTTTTCTAGCTGGTCGTCTTCTGTTACGTCTTGAAGTAATCCAGCCATTGTTCCATATTTATTGCTATTTCTTCCGTCAGTAATTTCAGCACCATCTACTCCAATTCTAAAAGAAGGAACATAACTTCCTTCGGTAAAAAACGATTCTTGGCCCTCGTATTCCATTTTTCTTTGTTTGGCTTGCTCATGAGGGAATCGAGAAGAAAGTCTGTCTAATGCGCTTAAAATAGGTTTACGGGCATTTGAAGACACATCAGCAAAACTTTTTGCGTCAGCAACCCCTAAATTTTCAAGAGTTGTTTTTAGTTGCTCGTATTTTGTTCTGGCCACTCCGTCTTTAGGGTCTTTTTCAAACTCTTCTTTTCTAATCTGAAGCTCCTTAAGTAAAGAGTTCTTTTGTCTTAGAAATTCAGTGTCCATTCCACTTAACTGGTCGGTCTCTCCAGACAATCTTCTTAGATGCGCAAGAACCTGCATCTCGTAATCAACACTCAATTGGGTGTCTGTGTTTATTTCAAGAAGATTCGTTGGTATGCGTTTGTTCTTTGGAACAGTTTTATTGTACTCCTGGACATCTGCCTTCCATTGAGCTAAATCTTCCGTTATGTAGTTTTGAGCTTCAATCATTGATGCCGCTACTTTCCTGTTACCAGAATCAACAAGGTCAATCATTGGTTTGCCCTGCTTTGAGTTTCTAAATACCGCACCAAGCAGAACGTCAGCAGTCATTTGATTACTAACAAATATTTTTCTACCCTTTCCAAATGCAGTCATCATTTTTCTCCCCTCATTGTTTAGGTATGGATAAACATCATGCAGCATTGAAAATGGGCTAATGTTATTTTTAATATACCAAAGAGGGTTTAGTGGGTCGCTCCATTTATTTATTTTCTTTAGCCTATCAGACTTATCGAATATAGTTATGTCATCTTGGTTTAAAGCAAGTAGCTCATATGAAATCTCTTGAGAGCGAATAATATTTTCTACACGAGCAAACCTTGGGTTTTTCCCATTTTCTATGTCATTAAAAAAGTCTTTAATTATTTTCTGCTCTAAAACACCTAGGCCATTGTAAAAGTTTTTAGATTTATTTAGATTTTTAATTCTGTTTAGAATACTGTTTCTTCTCTGAACGGCTTCATCGATAACAGGTTCTTGTGTTGGCTCCTGAACAACCTCCTGTTCTCCCTCTGGCATCATTCCTTCTGCCTCTAATTCAGCGGAGGGTTTAACAGGCGCCTCAGTAGGCGCCTCAGTAGGCGCCTCAGTAGGCTGATTAAACAAATCCGATTCTACTTTGGATATAGCAGCCTCAATATCAAAATCAGCAGCCTCTTGGTCTGTTGTTTCAGTATAATATTGTGATGGGTTTTCAATAAAGTATCCTTTTACAGAAACCTCCTCTGTCGG